CATGGGTAAGGCAAGAGACTGGTCAGTCTCACATGGTCTGGACGGCTTTCACGTTCGGCTGATCGAAGTGCCTCGTACGGCACGGTGGTTTACCTCGTTCGTGGAATTTCTCGACCGGGTGACCAACTGTCAGTTGTGTGGAGCCAAGTCACCAGAGTTGTTCTGGAAGATCCCGCTCGGTCGTCCGAAGCGTGACGAGGATGGCTACCTGGAGAACAGCCTGGCTGGTGGTATGTACAGCCTGTTCAACCGTCTTCTGGCATACGAGTGGAAGCGTGAGGTCGTCCGGCTGACGTTCCCGGTTTCAGATGAGGTCGGTAAGGACCTGTGGGGCGAGGACACCTTCGGTCTTTTTGACGACGAAGACGACTAGCCAAATGGGACGAAGCGGTGTTCACTCTCGGGTGAGCACCGCTTCAGTCTCTGGGAGGACATGTGGGCAAGCACGTTCCGCCTGCCAACGACGGCAGCAACTACTACGCCGCACGGCAGTACAACACTGCTCAGGATTTCATCTACGAAGACAATGTTGGCGGAACGTACGCCCGTCAGAATTCTTCTTACATGCAACTGACGTCTTTTACGGACACCTTCGTTGGTGCCGACATCAACAGCAATAGCAACTGGCAGCCGATCCCGATCACATTCGTTGCTGCGCCTAAGTACGGCAAGAGTGTCTGGAGTCATTCCGGAACCATCGAGTTCACGCTGGAAGCCAGCATCAACGAACCGATCTCCTGGATCTCGGGTGACGGACGACCGTTGACCCTGGAGGAACAGGCCGCACTTCAGGAGCAGTACACCCGAGTGCCAGATCACCCGTACAGGGAGAATTTCTGGGGTCAGTGTGAGGACTGTCCATCCCACAACCTGTACCGGCGAGAAATGAACGCTCATCTGTTCGTAATCGAAGAAGAGACGGACTGGCTGCGAGAACTTGCATCCTGACTCTCTGGAGCCGATTCATTACATGTGAGCCGTTTCGCCGACCTTGCGCTTGACGAAGGCCGGATGAGGTTGGCACTGGCTCTCTGTCAGGTCCAGGGACCCAGCCATGCGTATGTCCCCACTGCCCGGGGTTGTGCGCATTGCCCGGACTTGTCTCCGTTCCTCTGGAACGAGTCCGCACACCCCTACGTCATCGAGGAGGAGCCTTCGTGATCTACGTCCGACATAGGAGTCTGCCGCCCTTGACCTAGGGGGTGATCCGATCTCGACGGGGACTGGCTTCGGCTGGTCCCCGTTCGGTGTCCATCCGAAGACGAGCAAGTCCGACCTTCTGTGACAGACAGGAGGCCCGATATGACGCACCGTGTTCGGATTCTGCGCTGTGGTGAGATCGCATCTGCTGTTGACATTGATGACTACGAGGTCGCCTACCAATGGGCTATCGACCGTATGCAACTCGAACGGGCTCTTGACGCGGACGGGATCTGGGCCGCAACTATTGAGACTGGGTGGCTGTTCATCGACCCGATTGGCAGCGCCCGAGACATCTTCATTTCCGATCACCAGGTGTATGAGGGTTTGGTGTTGGACAAGAGTCTGTTGCACAATCCGAACGTTGACCTGCAACATCTGTTTGGGATGCACTGATGGATCAGGTGTACGAAGTAGGCGAGGAGGCGCTTCTGACTGCCCTCATGGGCGAGACTCTTGACCCACCCGCCCGTGTACGGATCGTGTCGGCAACTCCAGGCAAGGGGTTGTTGGAGTACGAAGTCTCGATCCCACGGGTCAAGGCCATTGAGACAGGCCGAACCGTCGATGACCTGCACGTTTGGGCTATGGCGAAGTGGCTGGCACCCGTCCAGATCGTCATCCAGGAGATGCCAGAGTCGCCATTTGACTGAAAGTGGCTCACAGAAAGAGCCACCTGTTGGAATCAGGTCCAATTTGGTCATTTGGGACGGTAGACACCAGTTCGAACGTTTGTTTACCGTGAAGTTTGGTAGATGAGCGGCGTACAAGGAGCGCATCTGTCTAAAGTCAGGTCGATCAACAGGCATTTCAGGCCGAATATCCCTACAGGATTTCAGATACCTGTCTGAAATTCTTAGGAGGTAGTCATGGACCATTCGCCTCCGGTCCTTACCGGAGAACTATCTGGTCCTCACGCGGAGGATGCACAGCGCATTCTCTCTATGAGCGCCAAACTCACTGAGCGTCAGGCTCAGGAGTTGGCCGACGTCTGGGAAAAAGACACCAACCCGGACTACGACGAACACTGTGAGGCCATCCAGGCTGCACTCCAGCGCACCGAGCGCACACTGCCTCTGGGTTGGTTCGAGGCTGTTTTTTCTGAGCGAGACTGGGTTTCTTCCACCAAGGCCCTCCATGCCATTGCCGATGCCGTGGTGGCAACCTTGGTCAAAGATGAAATCCCCCATTGCGTGTTTTTTTCGATTGTGCGGCCCTGGTGGCAGTACATGAGCACGCATACATCAACAAAGGTGGATCTCCGTAAAATCAAAGAGATCTGCCTAACTTGAGTGAGGTCTCGGCGTGCCGACTGAAGAGCAAGTTCAGAACGCAGTAGGCTTGCTTTCAACGGTTTCTGCCGAAATTCTGTTGAAGGAGCCGTACTCCACTCAACGGTTTGTAGTGACCGCACTAGCCAACATCCTTGAGTACTGGGAGAGGAACGGATGCGTCCTCGACCCCATCCAGCGAGAGGTAGTGCTCGACAGCCTTGTTGCAACATTCTGTGCGACCGCCCGCTCCTTTTCCAGGAAAAATGATGCTGGGGAAGCCAGCGGACCTCCGGACACGGGAGTCGAAGGCGGCTCAGGAGTACATGTCGAAGAAGGGGTACGAGGAAATTCGACCCTTGGGAGTTGCTTCGGTCGAGGACGACGAATGCTTCTACTACTACTACGAGGTGCCGGAGGGGATTCTTGAACTTGAAGTCGCCTACGACCTCCCTACACAGCGTTACTCTCGTCAGGTAACCGCGTTCGTTACCGACCCAACTGAGGTCAAAAAACTCCTGGAGAAGTGATGGGTGAGGTCATTCCTGTGCTGTTCGGCGGCACAGACGACCAAGACGGCACCATCACCTGCGCCTGTGGTGAAGAGTTCACGGGCCTGAACTTTGCTGATCGTTGGGCTCAGTGGGTTGAACATACTGAGACTTGCGAGGTCAGAAGCCGATAACTCCTGGTGTTGGCCAACACATGTTGCGACACCAGAGAGGAGGACCGAAATGGCTGCTGACGCTTACCAGGGCCACGTCTCGTACGGCGCTTTCCGTGTTGCTGCGGAGAACCCGGACGACGTTGCTCCCGCTGACAGCCCGACGTACGACTACACGGCGTACGCTGACCAGCCGGGTGCCGCCGCTCGCGCGAACGGCTATCCGCGTTCGGACGGGCAATCTGCGCCTGCTGGTGCTCGCTAAGTCGTAAACCCGAACGGGGCGGTGTGGGGAAACCTGCATCGCCCCGTTGGTTTTTCCGACATTACTTACATGCCTCCTGGGAGCCTGGCACCGTACAAGATCGAGAAGCGCGGCAATAAGTGGGCCGTGGTGAACAACGCTGGGGAGACCAAGGCAACCTTTGACGACCGCGAGAAGGCGCTCGCCTACCAGCGTGCGCTGTACGTGAACGTCAAGGGTGCGGCCAAGAAGGCGGATCGGGTCAAATTTACGGGTAAAGAAAAGCCCCCAAAGACGGACCGTGCAGATCTCGCCTTCGAGGACTGGGCAGCCGCGAAATGTACATGTGGCCGTTTGTTCGCCACCGAAGATGGCTTCCACGCTCACTTCGTGTCGCTACATGACGCTGAGCCGGACCCTGTAGAGAACGCGAAGAACGACGCCAGCCTCCTCCAGGGAGGGTGATTTGACACCCATGTCGAACATCTCGGTATGGTGGCTCCGGCTTTGAGCCGGTTTCCTAAGGAGAAGACCCGTGACGCAAGACAACGAGTACATGGACACCGGTGCCCTCACTGACGACGCGGTTCCGCAGCCGCCAGTCGAGGCTCCCGACTCCCCGGCAGACAGCGAACTGACTGGTCCTGAGAAGGCTGCTCTTCTCGCTGACAAGGAAGGTCAGCCACAGCCTGCCGACTCGGAGAAGCCTGAGAGCATCCTCCCCGAGGGTGCCTATGCCGTCCCGGCTGAGGACGCCACAGACAAGTAAACTTTCGCAGGGAGATCGCGCCTGCCCCCGTGGGCGCGGTCTCTCTTTTTGCCTGGAGAGCCATGCTTTTGCGTAGAGTTGTCCATTTTCTTGCCATTTTTCTGGTGCTCGCTCTAGCAACCACGCTGGGACTACACCAGAACCGTCAGGCTCAAGTTGAGGCCGCAAGTTATCCACAGGTTCGGTCCACAGGGGTGGACAACCTGGATCTGTTCAAGAAGATCCAGCATCGCCAGGTGAAGGAGCGCGCCAATCGTTCGGCTCGTCGTGCGGCTCTTCATCGCAAGGAGATTGCTCGTGCCCGCGCTGCCCGTGCCGCACAGCAAAACGTACAGCCGTCTGTTTCACGTGAAACGGGTGGCATCCCCGCGATTTGGGCAGCGATGGCGCAATGTGAAGCAGGTGGGAACTGGGCGTCGAACACCGGTAATGGCTACTACGGCGGTCTTCAGTTCACGATGGGGTCTTGGACGTCGTATGGCGGAACTGGGTCCCCGGTGAACGCTTCTCCATCTGTTCAGATTGCCGTCGCCCGTCGTATCCTGACAACCGGCTACGGCAAGTATCCCCCGCAAGGTGTGAACGCCTGGCCGGTATGCGGTCCGAGAGTGGGGCTTCAACCAGGCGACTAATGCCGACACGCCGAACGAATGCTCCATTCCCGAACGTGTCATGTCGAACATCTACAGTGACCGGACGGGGCAGAGGGAGCAGACGTGGCGCGTCAGTCACTGTACGAATACAAACGGGATGGAATTCTTGAAGCCATCCAGTCCTTGACCAACGCCAAGGGCCGCGCACCCTCGTTGCGCGAAATTGCCAGCGTTGCTGACGTGTCCGTCGCCACTCTGCACTCCTACCTCCGTCGTATGCAGGAGGAAGGTGTGGTCACATGGGAGAGCAAGCATCACCGTTCGCTGAAGGTGGTTGGCTCCAGCCCGAATGGGTCAGGGCTGGGAATGTCGCCTCCTTCTCCTTCGTCGCCGTAGGCAAGCCGGTGCCTAAGGCGCGTCCTCGTGTGGTTCGTAACGCCAAAACTGGCTTCACGCAGACGTTCACGCCTGACAAGACTGTCAACTGGGAGCAGGCTGTCGCGTGGCAAGCCAAGCAGGCTTTGGCCCACGTTGCAGTCAACTTCCCGGGTGACATGGACCTATTTCCCTGCACGGGGCGAGTGGCTGCCACGCTGCGATTCAACGTGGTCCGACCGCAGTCATTGCCAAAGAAAGTGCTCTACCCGGTGCGTGGAGCAGATGTCGACAATCTGGCTAAGTCTGTCCTGGACGCGCTACAGAACATGCAGGTCATTGGCGACGACAAGACGGTCACGGACCTCCAGGTCTGCAAGCGATTTGAAGAGCCTGGACATCCCGAAGGTGTCGAGATCGACTTGACGATGTGGTTTGGCTAGTCGTGACGGCTTGGGAGGGACTGGCCGGAGTGGGATGGGCTTGTCGTAGCCGTATCAAGAACCGGCGTTGACCAGGAGTATTCCATGAACGGAACCTACGCACTCGCTGACGAAGACATGCTCTGCTTGGAGTGCGACCGGCCCATTATGACCGGCACGCCGTACGCAGAGCGTCTCGACGGCTTTGCGGGTGACACACCGGTTGTCGAAATCATCTGCGTCTACTGTGCCTACGACTCGAAGGAGAAAGTGTCATGACCAAAGGTGTTGCTGTTGCCGATCCTGAGGTAGTTCGCAGCCTCGTTGAGAAGCATGGGATCTCCGAAGCCCTGCTACCGAAGGTGTCGAAGAACTCCCTGGAGGTCGAGGACCAGCGTCTGCTTCGTGAGCAGCGCGACACCCTCGCCTACCAGTGGGCCACCGAGTTCGCCAAGGTCGAACAGTTGAGCCGCACGTGCTTGTACTGCGACTTCGTGGCCAAGACTCGGGTGTCCCTCAAGGCTCATATGAAGCGTCACGGTGCCAAGTAATGCCGTATCGCGTCACCGGTGAAGAAGAAGTTCAGGCACCCATCCAAATCCGGGTTCCGTCACGGATGTTGAAGCACGGCGAGGAAGTCGACTACTGGCGACTGATCGCCGATCACTTCGAGGAACTGACGCGTTCCTGCTTGTTCTGCTCTTTCACGGCCAAGCACCGTGGGTCGCTCAAGCGCCATATGGTGAAGATGCACAGCGTGAAATGATCCTCGTCGGCGCACCCGTCCATGAGCGCGCCTGGGTGCTCCAGGACTGGTTCGAGCATCTCGCTGCCCAGGAAGATTTCCCTCCGGACGGCCTTGAGATCGTCTTCAACTACGGGCCGTCGAGTGACGCCACCCTCGCTGTCATCCAGGAAGAAGCACAGCGTGGGCGTTTCGCCGCAGTTCGATGTCTGACAGATGTACATGGCGGTCACGTGGGGAAGCGGCTGTGGAACCTCGACAGGTACGCCACCATGGTCAGGCTCAGGAACACCTTGCTCGATGAGGTTCGTAGGGTCGGTCCCGACTTCTACTTGTCCTGTGACACGGACATGCTCCTGCCGCCCCATACCCTCCGTACGTTGTTTCGGAACATAGACGGCTACAACGGCATCGCGCCGCTTACGTTTATGACCGATCATGGCGAGGGCTTCCCTAACTGCATGAACATCGACAACCAAACGAGGGATCTTCCACTCATAACATCGCAGCAATACGCGGTCTTCGGCACCGTCCTTATGGATCAAGATCTCTATACGAACGTTGATTACGCCGTGCATGGCATGGGCGAGGACTTGGGCTGGGCCAGGAACGCCTGGGAAGCAGGAATGAAACTCGCCCTGTGTCCCGATGTTCGGGTAAAGCACGTCATGTATCCGGCGATGCTCGGAACGTTCGATAATCGCGTTGGCTTTTAGCCGAACGTTCAGAAAGAAAAAGGTGGCTCTTCAATAGAGCCACTTTCATCACTTTTATGATTCACTGCTCCACATGGCAACAGCAGCGGTCGACGCATATGCGATTCGGTCGTTCCTGAAGGACGCTCCAGTGCCTACTGAGGGCTCTCTTTGGTGTGGTCGATGCCGTTCGCAGAAGCCTGTAGAAGAGTTTTCCCGGAACAACCGCAAGAAGCGTGGGTACCAGGCATATTGCAAGCCATGTGCACGTCAGGCAACCGATCCCGAGTACAAGGCTGATCGGCACTACAAGGACAAGTACGGGCTCTCCAAGGCCGAATACGACGCACTAGCCGAACAACAAGCAGGACTTTGCGCTATCTGCAAGGAAGAACCAGCCAAATTGTTCGTGGATCATGATCACTCGACTGGTCAGGTGCGCGGACTTCTCTGTCGGCCCTGCAACCTGTTCCTTGGTTTTGGGAAAGACAATCCCCACCGGCTACGTGCTGGTGCCGAGTACTTGGAGGGCCATCTTGGCCACCGCTGTTGAAGTGGAGAACCCTTACGGGCTACAACTGTGGACCGTTGTTTCTCCCACTGGTTCTCCTTTTCACCTGCAAACCGAACAAGAAGCACAGTGGTACGAACGCCAGCGAGACCAATATCTGACGCATAACCGGTTCACCAACGTCAGTGACATGGAGGACCTAGCGCGGCTCCTCACACTGGAAATCATGGTCTACCGGTGGACCACATGGCTTACTCAGGGATTCGACTATCTGGCCGGTCGGGTCAATGAGACCGAACTCAAGAACGCCATCAAGGAATACTCAGTAGAAATTCGTCTCGTCAAGGCCAGCCTGGGTATCGACCGCGTAACCCGTGAGCGCGACAAGGGGGAGACGGTCGGTGACTACATCGCCAACCTGCTGGAGCGTGCAGCAGAGTTTGCTGTTCATCGCAACGATCAATACGCGCTCTCCGTCACATTCATCTGGGAATTGATCTCCATGATCGAGACCTATGACCGTTGTGACGACCAAGAGCGTCGGGAACTCGACCTCAGCCCGGAACAGATCCTGGAATGGGTCCGCACACGAGTCATGCCGTCGTGGGATGAACTCAATGAATCCTTCCGTGCGGTGCAGACCGTCTGGATCGACGAACTCTGATTGGTGCCCTAACGGTGACAGTCAAGGAGAAGAAACCCACCTACGACATTGAGGATCTCCAACAGCAATATCCCAGCCTAAAGACCCTTGCGGCCCCACCCTCGAAGGCATGTGAACGTGCCTGGGTGGCGGCATTTACCGAGAAGCCAGAAGCCCTCGAAGCACTCATTTCAGACCTCATCAAGCAGGCTTATGCAACTCCAGGACGTATCGGCCAGCGTCCGATGCCCAAGGAAGAAGACGTCAATCTCGACGCCCTTCTTCGTGGCGAGTTTTCCGACGACCCCATCCACGTGGTTCTTCCACCGCTCATCAAGGTTTCCGAGCGTGCGTTCGTCATGAAGATTCACATGAACCGTCGTACGTACCAGCGGATGTTGCTGTTGCCTGAGGACCCGTTGAAGTACCACCCAGACATGGAGATTCTGGTTCGAATCGCTGATGCGGTGAAGAAGCCACCGTCCTTCTTCCTGGAGTACCGGCTTCTGGCTGCACAAGCAGCCTTCGTTCGACTCATCACCGAGCGCCCTGGTGTGGCGACCAAGTTGTACCGAGACTGGATCGTGACAACGAAGAAGTCACCGTTTGTCAAAAACTAACGGCTATCTGAACAGCCACTTGTCCGATACCTAGTTCATGGCTGTCAAGGAAGCACTAACCGACGCTGAGAAAGCGTTGGTTGCGATTCTGTCGGACCCCAGCGGTATCGACATCGCAGAGTTCATCTGGAAAGACCCCGACGCCAAGAATGCCAAGGGTCGTCGTGACGGTTTGTTCCGTTGTTGGTCCTACCAATATCCGTGGTACCGCAACGACACGAAGAAGCAGATCGACCAGTGTGGTCGTGCCATCGGCAAGTCGGTCGGCATCCAGATGCGTGCTTTTGCCTTCCCGTTCGTCAATCCAGGTCAGGAAATGCTTATCACCGCACCGGAGATGATTCACCTTGATCCGGTGACCAAGAACATTGAAGACCGACTGCTGGCTTCCCGCATCTCCACCGAGATGCTCAACAAGCGCAACAACGCCTCCGGCATTACTCACCGTCCGTTCGAGGCAAAGTTCGTCAACGGCGCGAAGATTATTGGCCGTATCCCGCAGAAGGATGGCAAGGGTGTCAAAGGTATGCACCCTCGCATGCTGGAAATGGACGAGGCGCAGGACTACCCGGCAGCAGGTTGGGTGGAACTGACCGAAACTCTGCGGTATGGCGATGAAACTTCTCGGTGGCGTGCACATGGCGTGTCCCGAGGTGTGCGTGACCACTACTACAAGTTGACACAATCCGACGACTGGCACACTCACCGCTATACGGCCATGCATCGTCCGGACTGGACGCCTGCTGAGCGGTTGGCCAAGGCCGAGTTCTACGGCTCTCGGGATCACCCGGACTACCGACGCAACATCCTGGGCCTACACGGTGACGCGCTGTCGGCGCTGTTCGTGCTTCACCGACTCATGGCGTGTGTCGATTCTCAGCCAGAGAGCGACTACAACACCAACGAGTATTTGCACGTCCGTCTGAATGACGAGTTCGTCCGGGACATGGGCATGCCCATCGAGTCGCACATCGACATCCCGGGCAGCCACAAGACGTACAAGAAGTTCTGGATGGGCATGGACGTTGGTCTCACCAATCACCCATCCGAGATCTTGGTCTTCGCCGAAGAGGCAGTACACAGCAAGCAGGAGCCGATGAAAATTCGGCTCAAGTGTCTTGCTCGCATTCACCTGGAGCGCATCAGTGCTCCTGAGCAAATCAAGGTCATGGAGTTCTTGGTCGAGCATTACCGACCCGAAGGCTTCGGCATGGACCGCACCGGTCTTGGTCTGCCGATCTACCAGTACGCCATCGACCCACAGAAGGCATCGCACGAACTGAACAAAGCGATCCGTGGCTATAACTTCTCGGAGAAGATCCCGGTGGCCTTCGAGGCACCCGATGAGGATCTGAACGAGTGGGAACAGATGGAAGACGATCCGATGGACCGCGCCGTCTTGGGCAATGTCCTGGAGTACTCGTCGGACACACTGCGGCTTCTTGTCGACCAGGGTCGGCTGCGACTGCCGTGGGACATTGACATGCTCAAGGAGTTCCAGGGCCAGGCGTACTACACCGCTCGGTCCTCCACGAACCCCTACGGCAAGAAGGAGTTCAACAAGGGCAAGTTCCACGCCCTCGACGCAGCGCGCATGGCTGCCCTGGCCTATGTCCAGGCTCCCATCGAGGAGTTGCTTCGCAAGAAGCAGGACCAGGATGCTGTTCCGCTGCTGTGGATGGACGATCCGTACACGGCTGACTTGGGCTTCGACGGCTTTGGCGACGCCATCGGCTTCTGACGGCGTGGCACCTGCGTAAAACAGCCGGTCGTCCGTAAGTTCGGTCTATCTCATTTGGACTTAGACCGAAGGTAACGGTGTCATGCCAGTGCTCAAGTTGGAGTCCGCGCAGGCTAACCCCGACCAAAACGGAGTTAGCCCGCAGCCCATGGACCAACTTCGACTTACGGTCGAGGTTCCCGGTCTCGGGTCGATCATCAGTGTTCGGAAAGAGATCGACGACGTTCTGGCTGACATGCAGGACTTCCACCGTGCTGAGCCAGACATGGTGATGTCGGCGGTGAGTGCTCACGGCGCTCGTCTCACCGAAATCATTGTTCGTATTCAGCGCATCGAGGTTGTCCGGCGCGAGTGGAAGCCGGTGCGTGAAGAGGCAGACAAGGTGCTGGGCGAACTCAAGTCGCAGTTCCAGATCGCCAGCCGTCAGATTGCCATCCGTCAGATGGACTGGGACATGGTGCGAGGTCAGACGTGACGATCCAGCGGTTCTTCAACGACTACCCGACAGACATCGGTGCTGACACCGATGGGGTGGACAACGCCTCTCCTGGCACAATTTCTTACGTCAATGAGGCCGGTGTACCGGAAGAAATCGCGCAACAGGCCCTTCGGAAAACAGATATTGCGTCAGCCATCGACCAATGGTCACGCAATCTGAGTGGTCAGTCGGCACAGGGATCGCTGTTCTTCCGCAACCGGTACAACCTCACCACCAACATCTACGACCAGATGATGCAGTGCTCCGACGCTGTGGAGTGGGACGAGATCCTCTCGGCTACCTGCGACGCCACTGAGGGCCTGGCTTTCCAGAAGATGTCCTTCGAGTGCGTCGATCCCGACCAGGAAGACGTGTGGAACCAGGTGGCGGCTGACCTGGATATGGACAGCCGTCTACGTGAGATCTGGCGTGAGTTGTTCAAGGTCAGCCAGGTCTACATCGCCATCGACTGGATCGAGAAGGTCTACAAGGTCCGGACCAAGGCGTTCCCGGACATGCACGCGGATGACACCGAGAACGTCACCGTGCCGCACCCTGGCGCTGAAGACCTGCACCCGACTGGTATCCCGAACCCGGGACCGAAGAAGCGTGCTCGCCGCAAGCAGTTCGCGCTGACTGTGCCTGGACGGCTGTCCATTCTCGACCCGACCAAGGTGCTGCCGGTGGGGCAGTTGATGTTCGGCCAGGAACGCTTCGCCTACATTGCTGAGCAGCAAGAGCATGAGGCGTTCATCGAGGTCTTCCAGGGCCGCAGTCAGGACCCGTTGGTGCTGAAGATGTTCGACGGACCGTACACGCCGACACCAACGGAACTCGCTCAGTTGTCCGAGGCTCACCGTGGTCCGACGAACAAGGTCTTCCTCTGGATGTTCAAGAAGGAAGCCGTCTTCCGTCACACTCTGTCACGCGCTCAGTACGAACGGTTCGCAGCCATCCGACTGAAGTCCTTGCTTCCAGTCCTGGACATGAAGAGCCATCTGCGGGCGTCTGACCGTGCAGCACTCATCGGCTCGACCAACTTCATCGTTGTGCTCAAGCGTGGTTCGGACAAGTACCCAGCGCGTCCGGCTGAGATCGAGCAACTCCGTGAGCAGGCTCGTGTGGTCGCACGGATGCCAATCCTTGTGGGCGACCACCGCCTTGAGGTCGAGATCATCACGCCGAAGACCGACTTCGTACTGGATGAGACGCGGTACGACACGCTCGACCAGCGCATCATCATGCGTGCGCTCCAGACGTTCACATTGACCAGTCGTGGTAACCAGGGCCAGGCAGAGACGTTCCATAACGATGTCATCGCTCGTGGCATCGAGGCGCGTCGCCATGAGGTGTCTCGCACCATCGAAGAGCACCTCCTCAAGGCCACGGTGGACCGCAACCCCACCGCACTGACGGACACGCCGAGCCTGTCGTTCCACCCGAAGCGCGTCGTGATCACTACGAACACCGACGTGATCAACGGTGTCATCAAGTTGCGCGCCTCAGGCGACATCTCCCGGGAAACCATGCTGGAAGAGTTCAACTACGACCAGGAGATCGAGTACATCCGCCGCAAGCGGGAGAAGGCAGTCGACCCGACGTTCAAGTCTTCGGTGCCGTTCTCCTCGCCCGACTCCAACCCGTTCACCACCGGTGGCCAGGGTGGCCGTCCGGCTGGTGGCGGTGGGGCCGATGCGCTCAACCGGGACCCGTCAGGTGCAACTCCACCGTCGCCGAAGGGCTAATTTCGAATTCGACGGGTGTCTGAACCGATACACCAAACATGGCCCACGAGTGTTCCGATTGCGCCCGGACATTTGTTGAGGAGCGTCTGCTCACCAACCATTTCCTCACGGTGCATGAAGATCTTGCCGCCCGATTTGCTGGTGACGGCACGGTAAGTCGTGCCGGAGAAAGCCAGTCGTCCATTGCGGCACGCGGCAATACGGCTCGGGGTTCGATCTTCGCCCTCGTCCCTGATCTCCAGGACCGCAAGCAGGTCGTAGAGATCTCCGGTGAGCCTGGCAATTACCAAACAAAGGTCGTCACCGACTACAACACCATTGCTCGCCTTGGTGAAGAGATCAAGCAGGTCTCCGACAAATTGGCTGGGGTCAAGCAGACCGACCGGCCCGATGACATTGCCGCTGACACCTCATACGAGTGCTCGCAGTGTGACCGCACCTTCTCGACGCAGGCGGGCCTGGACAACCACCTCAAGCAAGTACATGCCGACGACAAGCCAACCGCGATGAAGCCGGAGCGAAACTGATGGTTGCCCCCGGAGAGACGCTAGAAGGCGCAATTCCTGTTCCCAGCACCTATCCCAACCCGTTGTCGAACAACGTCAACATGCAGCCGATGGGCTGGACGCGCGGCGAGGGTGAGCGTTGGGCACAGAACGTTGCAGTGGGTTCGTCACCCGATGACACGCCTGAGACGCCACCCGAGGAGGGTGGTGGTGCGGGGTTCTCCGACGACTTCACTCGTAGTAACCGCGCACTCGACGGCGACAACGGTTGGTTCAAGTCCGACGACGCCAACACGGCTGACTTCCAGATCAACAGCAACAAGGTTGTCGTGCCGACCGGCGCAACCATTCCTTACGGCTTTGCGCCAATTCTGCACACCCGCGATGACAGCGACCCGAACGTTGCCGACGTGTCGTTCACCGTTGGTCGGTCCTCGACTGCTGGCAACACTGGTCTCTACGTGGTGTCTGACGACACCTTCCAGTTCGCTCTTGGCCTGGAGTACGACGGCTCTGCTGGTTACACCGGTCTGGACATCATCACCAACGGTGCTGGTGGCCCAAGCAACTGGGACACCAACAGTGGTTGGTCAGGTTTTGTTGGCAGCACAAGCGTTGTTCGTCTGACGTACAACAACACCACCAAGATCTTCACGGTTTACCAAGGTGGAGTTCAGATCGCCACGGTCGATGTCCAGGCTGCTCTGGATGACTACTACGGCCCAGGAACTGACTTCCCGGACATCACGGCAGTGCCCAATGCAGGGTTCATGGGCAATGCCGACGTCAACGTGGAGTCCTTCGACAACATCATCTGCGCCTGATGGACACGCTTCTCATTGAGCGGAACAACCGCCTCATCCTTGCGAACACTGCACGGGTGGTGCGGGCAGTTACCGATGTCACTGAGGACATGGCGGCAGCCACCAACTGGGAAATCGAACAAGCATCCCCGTTCATCAAGTGGATCGCCGGGGATTTTGTCGAGGCTGACAACCCCAACCAGAACAAGCAGTTCTGGACCAAAGAAGACCTGGCGATGGGCGAGTACTCCATCAAGTACGCCCCGCTGAACATGCTCCATAAGCAGCGCAACCCGGTGGGTTTCTTCGCGGCCACCCGGTCAGTGAATTTGGCAGATAAGGCAAGCAAGAACGGTGGCTCGATGAAAATCGAGGCCCTTTCCGGGATGTGGTCCCATGTCTTTCCTTTTGAAGCCGCCCTCATTGACCAGGCTGATGAGGCTGGTTCCTTGTTCTACTCAATGGAAGTTCGAGGAACCCATGTGCATTGTGCTGGCCCGACTGGCTGTGACCAGTACTTCGACTACATGAAGGTCGAGGACCACTGTCAGCACATTCTCGAACGCTCCAGCATTCGACACCTCGTCAACCCCACATTCCGGGGTGGCGCGCTCATCATTCCGCCCGTAAAGCCCGGGTGGTCCAGTGCGCATGCCGAGGTTTATGAACAAGCCGTCCGAGACGAAGCCAGCCGTTATGCCGAGATGACCGAAGTGGCATATCGCCAGGTCACAGACGGTGGCGCGGACATTACTCCGGCTGCCTGGGAGCACCTCATGGCCACGGTTTTGACGATGGCCGGACCGAATTCTTCAAACTGACGACCGTCCGAAACGAAAACCCAAAGCAAGGAGGTGCAGTGAACGAGTCGCTGTTGGACATCCACGACGGCCTGCTTCGGCAGACCCCAGCGGGTGCACGGCACGACGCGTCGCTGTGCCCCTTCTGTACGGACTGGGCCATGAGCGAATCCGGAATCCCTTCCGGTTACGACCGTCTGGATCTCGCTGATGCAAAGGCTCCGTATGGAGATGTGGAGTACGCCGATCCAGGTCTTCTCGAAGACGGGGTGAAGCGTTTTCCCATCGACACCGTGGCGCACGCGGAAGCGGCATGGAAATTCATCCATGAAGCCTCGGTGGCCGAGATGTATTCGGCAGACGATCTCGCCGAAATTCGGGCCAAGATCTCGAAGGCCATGGAGCAATTCGGGACCGAAGCCAAAGACGACGAGGTTGAACACACGAAGAAATTGGCCGAAGCCAAGAACGCCGGGAAGCCGGTGCCGGGGCAACGACCAGCATCTTCGACCCCCAAAAAGAAGAAAGCCACTACCGACGCTGCATCGGAAGGAGGAACAACGCACATGGAAACCGACGAGACCATCTCCAAGGAGACTCATGAGGCCCTGCTTGACAAGGCCGTGAAGGACGCAACCGCGCTTCTCACGGTCGAGCGGGACAACCTCAAGGCTCAGGTTGACACTCTGACGACTGACAAGGCTTCGGTAGACACCGAACTTGAAAGTCTCAAGAGCGAGAACGAGCGCCTCAACGGCGAACTCGACACCGCTCAGGTGTCACTGAAGGCCGCGCAGGACGAGGCGGAGGCTCTCAAGGCTGACATCGCATCACGCGATGAAGCAGCGGAGAAGGCCACCATCGCCTCCGACCGTGCAGCGCAGGTGCGCAACCTGGGTCTGTTCCCGGAGGAGTACATCACCGACAAGGCCAGCAAGTGGGCCGAGGTCGATGACGAGTCCTGGAATGACCGTCTCGATGAGTGGAAGGCGCTCAAGGGCACTTCCGCAACCACAACCGCAACCACAACGGACACCGCATCCGCGTTGACCGGAACCCGCGAGGGTGGCACCGGCCACGAGTCTTCGGCTCGCCGCGCCATCCTCGGCCTCGTGTAGGGGAGGAGGTAAGCAAACATGGCGTACACCCGTAACTTCGGGATGCGGTCCTTCGAGAACATTGTTCGAGACGGACGCAACAAGGTCCCGGCGACCGGAAACCCGTTCCTGATCGGCACCGCTGTTCAGGTTGACCCGGCTAACCCCGGTCAACTCAAGCGTCCGGCTGCGGCCTCTGCCCCCACGGCACTGAGTGGCATCGTGATCTACGAGCACATTCAGTACCAGGGCGTGGACCCGTTCCTGACCTCACCGCAGGACTTCCCGTTCACCGTGGTTCCGCTGGGCCGCTTCGCTCAGATGATCCATGGTGTCGGCACCAAGGTGTGGTTCAAGAACACCGCCGACAAGCCGCTCTACGACGGACGCGTGCAGCCGGGGGCAACCCTCGTTGCCGGTCTAGGTGGAGCAACGCCATCCATCGCCGTGGGTGACTTCCTCACTCCGGCAGCGGATGGAACCTGGCAGGAGACCAGCGACGCCTCTCTGGCGTGGCTCCAGGTGGAACAGGTCGTCAACTCAACCGGGCTTTGCGAAGCCCGCTTCACCTTCTGAGAGGGGGTGGATCACTAATGTCGGACATCACCAAGAAGTTGGTTGACGCTTTCGGGCGTTCCGCTGAGGACAAGCGAGTCAAGCGGGAACTGACCGAGCGCGCCAACGATGAGGCACGCCAGTACTGGGGCGACCCTAAGTGGCGTGCAGACTTCGCTGCCGAGATGACGGAATCCATCCTTCTCGGCTTCGAGTACGAGACGCTTGTTGACCGTTGGATCGAGACTGAGACAACGGACTTCAACGGACGCATCTTCGTCCGTGAGGCAGGCGGCCTCAAGGCGTTCTACATGGCACGTGGTGGATACATCGAGGCGAGCCAACTCGTCAGCGAGGTCTCCGAGATTCCGCGTGACATGGTTGGTGTGCACGTCTGGGAGTTCGAAGACAAGTTCACCAACAACTTCGCGGAGAGCGCGCAGACTCTGCGTGACCTCAGCACCCAGCGCATGGACGCGGAGATCAACCGCCGCATCCACACGGTCCTGTCTCAGGCCATCCCGGTTGGTAGCCCGTACTACGTGGCAACTCCGGGTCTGAGCAAGGCTGCTCTGGACAACGCCATCCGCAATGTCCAGGACTCCACTCGTACCGGCGAGGTTGTGATCGTTGGTCGTCCTTCGATGGTCGACCAGATCGTTGACTTCGAGGGTTACGGCATGGAGACCCTGGAAGAGATCCGCCAGAAGGGTGTCCTCGGCACCTACCGTGGTTGCACAATCGTGCGCCTGAAGAATTTCAAGGACGAAGACGGTACTCCTTACCTTCCGGGTAACGAGATGTGGGTTATGGCCCGCGACACCGGCAAGTTCGCATTCTTCGGCGGGCTCAAGAGTAAAGAATTCGAGGATTTGGACAACTGGTACTGGCACTACATCGCGCGTCGTGACACGGGTCTTCTCGTGCACCACCCGGAGCGTGCCCGTCTGCTGGTGGACAGCAACCAGCCTGCCTAGTCCTACAAAAAGAACCCCCATCCATTACGGGTGGGGGTTCTTTTTATTGGCGTGACGTGTTCCGGAACAGCGTGACGCGACTCGACAGGGCGTGTCGTGCAGGCTAGGCCAGGATTGGATCGGCAGGCTGTCGGTTCGGAAAGACTCCACTTGTCGTGACGGCATGGCGTGGCCGGGGTTAACAAGCAAAAGACTTGGCAAGTCGTTTTGGCTGGAACTGAAACAGACGGGTGTCAGAACTAGGCAAGTCGTAATGGCGAGGACAGCAACAAGGCCGGGTCAGGCTAGTCGTCCAGGTCCGGCAAGTTGGGTGTGGGCAAGAGTGGGTGTGTCGTCGTGGCATGAACTGATGTGGCAAGACAAGAAATAGGCGAGTCATAAAGGCATGGCAGGTTCCCGGCGAGGTGGAGGCGCGGCGCGTCGTTCCGATCAGGGATGAGCGGTCTTGACTTGGCACGTCGAGTAGAGAAGTCGTGGCCAGACACGGGTCGTCGTCCTGGGCGGGTATGGAGTGTCGGTGCGGGATGGCCGGTACGCGACTTGAGCAGATGTGGTTAGTCGGCGTTTAGGCATGACGAGACATGGGCTGCAATGTCGGTCCGGGTAGATGTCGGGTCGGCACGAACTGAGTCGGGAACGGACTAGTCGTCGTGGCCAGGCGCGGTGTTGACATGCAGCGGACCTGGCTAGTCGTCATGGTTAGACGTGAATTTGGTTGGGCTAGTCGTCAGATGGCTGGGGGCGTCTTGTCTGGACTAGGCGCGGCAAGTCGGTTCGATTCGGAAAGGACCGGGTTGTCGTTCGGCTCGGAAGGGTCTGTCACGGTGAGGCAAGTCGGCAGAGGATGGACGGGAGTTGTCGAGGATCGTCGTATGGGCCGGTAAAGGCAGGTCCGGACCCGGCTCGACTAGTCGCCGTGATGAGGCAAGTGGTGGGTTGGGACGGATCGTCGGTGCGACGAGGGCGAGTGTGGGGCTGTGGCTGCTCAGGCTAGTCGGGCGGGCGCGAGTAGTTCTTGTGTCGGGATGACTCGAACAGAAAAGTCGTGCTGGCTCGTTATGGCGTGACGTGGACCGATCAAGACTTGTCGGGCGCTGTCGTCCAGGGTTGGCTTGGTCTCGTTTATGTAGCCGACTTGTCGTGGGTGGGCACGTCGGTGAGGCGGGACGGGATGTTGACTGGATGGCGGCAAGACAAGGCCCGTCGAGTAGACATGACGAGAGTTGGCGAGATAAGTCGTGCTGACGAGGCTAGTTGTGTCATGGGTGGACGAGATAAGAAAAGTCGCCATGGGGTGACGAGACTTGGGCATGCCGAGGCAAGTCGAACCGGTTCGGGTGGACTCGAACAGACAAAGGTCCGGACAGACCTGGCATGTCGGTCAGTTGTGTCCAGGGAAGGCATGGCAAGTCGGTCCGGGCGGGCTGGTAAAGATCCAGTGATGACTTGACTTGTCGCCAGTTGAGAAACGTCGGGGCAAGAAAAGTCGCTCCGGCCTGAGTAGGGCTGGCAGGTCGAGTAGGCGTGCGCGGTCTCGACACGGAGTGACGCGGCTTGACCCGGCTAGTCGCTGTGCGATGAGAAGGCTCGAAAAGACTGGTCGTTCTGGACAGGGACGATTTGGACGCGTATTTGTTCTCGTTGCGGCGCGGCACGACTTGTCGTGGTGGCGGGACAAGACCCGGCGTGTAAACGGCATGGCTAGTCGGCTTGACCTTGGTTAGACCTGGCCAGGCGTAGGCAGGCACGTCGTTGTGACCTGGGCTGATGTGAGCACGCAGTAGACAAGGCAAGTCGGTGGGACATGGATGGCAGTGACACGACTCGTTCTGGCTCGTCGGTTGGGCACGTAGAGCAGGGTGCAAGACAAGGCATGTCGCGTGGATAGGGCATGACTGGTCGAGGCTGGAATAGTCGCACGGTTGTAGGCCGGTAATGGCGCGAAAAGGCTCGTCGCAATGTCGGGGTTGGACAAGACCTGGATAGTCGCATGGAAATGGCGAGCACAGACAAGAACATGGCGTGTCATGTAGGCAAGGCGTGTCATGTAGGCAAGGAGTCGAGACGACCGGGCCGGTTCCGACGAGGCGCGACTTGTCCAGGGCATGTCACGCTGGCTTGTCCTGTGATGGCAAGAAAAGTCGTTGCGGCTAGACGAGTTTCGATCAGACCAGGCGAGTTGCTGACGCGGCGAGAGTTGTCGTGTGGACATGGGGTGGCTCGTCACGGCACGAATAGACAAGGAAAAGTCGTACAGGGAAGTGCCGGAGCGGACCCGGGTTGTCGTCACGGCCAGGACAGAAGTAGCAGGGGTTGGGTGTGTCGGAACCGAAGCGGGGCGACTTAGACACGCGCTTGTCCAGGCTCGGCTGGTCATGAGGGTTAGAGAGTCATGAGGGTTAGAGACAGGTATGGATGGTCGTCTGGATAGTGGTTGGGTCAGTCGTGGCACGTCGGACTGTCGGGGCGGGGCATAGGTCCGTTGCGTCCAGGCACGTCGAACTGGCTCGAACTGATCCGTGCGCGGCAAGAAGCGACGATGGGTTGAACTGTCATGTCGGTGCGGTCAGGGGAAGAATCGAAAAGACTGGACGCGACAAGGAGTAGTCACAGTGGCAAGACAGGCACGGAGTCGGAAAGTCGTTGGGGCAGGGCTTGTGCGCGTCCGGAGTTGAGAAGGCCAGTCGTCAGGAGTTGGGTCGCCAGGAGTTGGGTTGGGTCGTCGTTGTGAGTGGGCTGGTTCTCGACGGGGGTGGGCGAGTCAGCGGGGTCGGCCAGTCGTCCTGGAGTGATGAGGTATGGCGAGGATCGCAAGGAAACGGTAAGTCGTTTGCCTAGCCGTATCTATACGGCGTCGGGTTCTTCTTCGATTACGTTTTCGGTTGGTACGTTGCCACCCCAGTGGTTGATGATGCCGAGTGGTCGTTCTTTTTCCGCTGGGCACGTCATTTTTGTTGGGTCGTTGCCTCCTGTGAAATTGATGCCCCATGCTTCGCGTAGTTCTTGCCAGTCGGGATGGGCGTCACAATATTGGCAATGTCCTGGGGCGTGAAGAACTCGTTGGTCACAGTGGGGAAACTGTGAAATTGTCGGTTGCGGAACTCCGAAACCCATCGCGTTGATGTCAGCCTGCGCTTTTTGGCCACGTTTCACGAAGTCCTTGATCGTGTTGAGTTGCCATGACTGTGCACGTCCGTGTTCCTCCATGGGGTCAGGTTAGTCGGACTGGCAGGACGAGGCTAGGACCGGTGGGGAAGGACATGAGGAGTCGCGGAGGCATGCGGCTGACTAGGCCGGGAAGTGGTAGGGCTGGTCGGGCGGTCTAGAGCCGGTTGGACATGCGACAGGCAAGTCGAAAAGAAGAGGCGCGTGCCGACAAGAATTGGCAAGTCGTCAGGAAGAGGGTGGAAACGGTCGAGGTGTGAATGGACATGTCGGATCGAGCAAGGCATGACCAGGAGTGCTCGCGGCGAGACGCTGGCAAGTCGTTCCAGGAAAGGTGCGGGTCGACATGCAGTGGTGTGGGACGTCGGTCGGAGTAGAAGAGTGAAGACTCGAATCGGCACGAGTAGTCGGCTTGGTGAAGGACAGGTCTGGTGTGAAATTGGACAGTCGGTTTGACTTGCCGAGCAATGAAAAGTCGTGATGGCCGGTCCGGTTCGTGACAAGAAGAGGCGTGTCGGACTGACGTGGCGTGTACGGACACGATGGGACCTGTTTCGACACGCTCAAGAACAGTGCATGATAAGGCCAGTCGTTGAGGCTTGAGCCGGATGGACCTGAATTGTTCTGGTGTGGCGTGGGTCGGGATGTCGTTCAGGCGAGGTGCGTGTGGGCGTGGGTGGGTCGGACAGGTGCTCGGGTGGCTAAGTCGTTCCGGCCAGGCGAGATCGTGACAAGGACTTGACCCGACAAGCGACCGGGCGCGGCTGGGGGCGTCGTATTGGCGAGAGCGGACAGGGCCAGTACGGGCACGACATGACGTGGCGCGACTCGGGGCCATGACCAGGCGTGTCGTTCGGGGCTGACCAGACAGGGATTGTTCCGACAAGCGTCTGAAACGGAGTGTCGCATCGGTTGGTGCTGGTGAGGATTGCAGCGGAACGTCGGATCGGATTCGGACGGGGTTGACACGAGGATGCGACGCGAGCCAGGCGAGAACTGTCGGGTTCAGTCGTTGAGGAACGGGCGGGCCGGGTTGGTGCGAGTAACGGACTGTCGTACAGGCGAGTCCTGACCTGGATGCGTACGCGTCGGGGCTTGTCCCGGCTGGGCCAGTCGCATGGGGTTGAACCGGCGCGTGATGACTTGATGGGGTGGGCCAGAAATAGTCAGAGCGGTGAGGAAAGTACGGCTAAGACGTGTCGCGTAGGCGAGTCATGACCGGTGCAAGGTAAAGCCGGACGGGGCGTGTCGAACCGGGTGGACTCGGCGGGGGCAGTACCGCGATGGGCCAGGAAAGTCGGACGGACCCGATCCGCGCCGGACAAGAGTTGACTAGTCGGTGGGGAGGGATTTGCACCGTGTGAGGGCGGGGCCGACATGTCGAACGGTCGAGTGATGGCGTAGCAAGTGAGGGCACGTCGTGTTGACGTGAGACGCCGAGAAATGACGTGTTCAAGGCGGGACAAGGTGAAGTCGCAGTGACTTGACGTGTAGAACAAGGCGCGACCCGCACGGGCTTGGCATGTCGTACCGACTGGATTAGACACGCGCTCGACGTGAGTAGATAAGTCGTGATGGACGGTTCTGGACCAGCAAGAAACGGACGGTACGTCGCGTAGGTCGAGAGCAGTCGATGAGTTGACTTGTCGTAGCCGTATCTCATTCACGGCGTTCGGTGAAAGACTGCCTGAGCGGGGCCAGCCCGTCAAGACTGACCCCGCTCGAAACAGACGGTCGTTAGTTCTTGGTCTTGGCTGCTTTCACGGGCTCGACCTTCTCGAATGCAACGAGGTCGAACTGGCCGTCAGAGCGGCCACGGTCAGCACCGAGACCGATGTCCTCGCCACGTTCGAGGATGCGTGCCCATGCTGCGAGTGGAAGGAAATCGTCGTGAACTTTCAGCGTGAAGGTGAGCGTCGGTTCCTTGATGACCTCGACACGGTTCAACGCCGATTTTGGCCCTTGTGGCGTCATCACGTGCTTGATTCGTTCTTCTACCCAAGCCTGGCCAACACCTGGAGTTGACGAAACCTCGTCCGACTTGACGCCGGTGCCGATGAAGACTTCCTGGACGAACGCACGCTCGGCCAGGGTTGCCATCAGGCCCTTGCGGAAACCCTTGGCGACGTCGGTCTTACCGGGCCACTCGGTGCCCGGGTAGGCGCTGTTGGCCCATTCCTTCAGGCCAGCCTTGATGCAGCGACCTTCGACCATGAGTTCACCGGTCTGCGGGTCACGCTTGAAGCCGTTGACGGAAACCGTCTCCTGCTTCTCCATGAGTGCGTCGAGTGCCTCGTCGGTGGTCTTGAACTCCGACTGGCCGCGCTCAGCGAGCGTCTGCNNCGACCTCTTCGAGTGCCTGGTCGTCCATTTCCAGGCGCGTACGCAGCCAGGAACGGATGACAGACTCGTTGGCGGGAACGCCGCCGACAAGCAGGTTGCGGATTTTGACGGTCACCTTGTAGGTGGTGACCTGGCTGTCTGCCGAGACTCCGAGTCCGGCGAAGACGTCTACTGCCCCCATTTACTTGTTGCCCTTCTGTGCGGGTGTGCGGCGACGCGTGTCGCCGGAACGGCTTTCTGCGAGTTCGCCGGTCAGGTTTTCGACCTGCTCGGTGAGGATTGCGTTGCGCTCCTGGAGAAGAGCAACCTGGTCACGGGCTTCGAGTTCTCCACGCTTGCGGAGTGCCTCACGATGCAGGTCATTGCGCGCCTTCGCCATCTGAGCGAGTTGCGCTGCACCGTAGTTGGCGTCTTCGTACGCACGCAGGGCGGTGATCTTCTCGTCTTCTGTCATTTCTGACAGGTTCACGCCGAGAAGTGTCTCCACGTCTTCGCGCAGTTCGTCGTCACCTTCCAGGCCGATCAGGAAATTCTGCTTGTCGGCGGAACTCATGACGTACGGGACGCCGCGTGAGAAGCGGCTACGACGCATGCTGGTCCTTTCTTGAGTCGGTGGCCTCTCAGGGCCTGGCTGAATGTTCGGAATGAACAGTGCACCTCTCTCTCTGGCTTGTCAAGGGAATCCCTGTAATTCAAGATCCGATGAGAAACTCATGAGATCACCAGAAGATGATGACTGGGACGAGCCGATGGAGACCTACACCGAGCCGTGGTGGCCTGGACTTGTAGGAATTGCGCTCGTGGTTGCCGTCGTGATCGCGGTCTTCATCTGTACTTAGTGAATCTGAACACCTGTTTGTTCGATGACCTCAGTGGACCTGGAACTGAACTGACCGCAGGAGGAGTAGTGACCGTCATGGAGCAGTACGACACCGGCAGCGTGACTGAGGCTGAGCGCCGGTTTGTCGAGACGTGGGAGAACGTCTCCGAAGCGTCGAACTACGTCATTCGGCTGGACCGCCGTGGGGACGAGACATACTTCCCGGTCACGGGTCCCATGCAGTTCAAGATCACTACCTACGAGCGCATCCTGACGCAGGACAAGATCCGCGAGAAGACGCTCGACCCGTTCAAGAACGGTCAGTTCCGCCCAGTGATCGTGCCCGAGAGCATTTCTGTGGAGACGAACCCCAATGCGCTGTCGGACGACGACATCAAGCGTATTTTCCAGGCCAGT